GTGGGCGGTTAGCTGAAGTCCGCGTTAGACCGTAGAATAAGGACCGATGTATTAGTCCGTGTGCACCAGAGCGATGTCCACGTTACCTTTTCCCTTTGGCTTTCGGCACGCAGGTAGCTGGGTTCAACAGAACCAGCAGGGCTTACGCGTATCGGTAGTATGCGGTAGTCGTTCACCAAGCTTTCAGGTTGATTAATAGAGCCGCACCAGCCCGCTTAGCATCGTATGCTTAGGTAGTTCAAAGAAGTACCACGGGGGGGAGGGGTACCAGACCCTATCTCCCACGCACAACCCTGAGAGTTGAGACACACGCTATGTACACCGCACCCCATCAGGAATCGCGGTTACACTATGAGCTGGCATCACAGCAACAGTTCACTCCACCACGCTTAGAACGGCAGTTTATAGTCCTGCAAATCTCGGGGTAGCCATCCCCAATTGACACCGTACTATATAGAGGAAACCTTGTGGGCAAAAACCTCTATTCTGCTAGCAGGTTAATAACCAACTGGTAAAAAGAAAACCAGGAGGCACAAAGCACTCCGTAAGGAACGTTTCCGAACAGAAGCCCTGCATCGCAACAAGTCACATGTGCGTTTCGCGCGGCTACTAGAGAGCTATTGGAACACAAAAAAATTTGGCAGCAAAAGCCGGAGTGTCATAGACACGTCCTTCTTAACAAGCTGCGCGCGTAAGCACGGGGTGAGCTAGGAGCTTTGCAGCATTCCTTGCTCACCAGCGTGCTGTTCATTTCGCTGACACAAGAAACACAACTGCGGAAATACGCACTCATGCTCGGCGTCATGGAGCTCTTCGACTAATTGGTCGGCAAGCTCAACATTATCGCCAGCGAGCGCCATACTTTGCGCAGGGGGGAGCAAGGGGGTTGACGGGTTAACCTTCAAGCGAAGTGAGTCCGTTCGAACACCAGCTGAGGTAAGTCGCACTGGTGCAACTTCCGGGTCTGGGTTGTGGACACACGACACTTTAATGATTTTCCTGTCCCACATAAGGTATTCGTTAGTGGACATTGAAGAAACGCATTCCACTTCTGAAGGAAAGTGAACGTCAGAAAAAGCGCCAGTATTGTACTTGCGCCGTTTCGTATACATACCGTTACATTCAGACAGATACACAGCAACCTGGGTTACCCTCTTTGCACCACCTTTTAAGTACCCCTTGTGAGTAGAAGGGTGGCCCACGTACCGGTCTGCGGGAGCAGCCGAACGCGCGGACAACCGTTCATAATCACTTTCCTGGTCCTCGCCTCGACGCGCAGTACGAGGTACTTCTTTCTCATCAGAGCGACGCTCAACGAGAGCAGAAAGTTCGTCAACACGTTTGTTGACAGCCTCGATTTGTGTGGAGGGGACACAGTACTCACGAGGGCAGTTAGGACAGCCACCAGGAGTTGGGTCCAAAACTTGCCAACCACCTTTGATCTCAGAAAATTCAGTGCGCCGAGAAGGGACCTTCCTTACAACAGTCGCGTGATGCGTCTGCAGATCGCAATACCGCACAGCGGTGTCACAAAGTGAGACATGCAAATCACGCATCTGTTGCGCAACACTGAGGATCTCAGGAGGTAGCAACTTCTGCTCAACGAAGCCTTCGATCTCTACACAGGTTTCGTCGTCCATAGATTGACAAAAGGCGAGAAACCGATCGGTGTTCTTCGAAAAGAGCGAAGCCACTGCGCTACCAAACATAGAAAACAAGTCACCCCCAGGGAGGAACTTGATGATGCCGGGCGCAATGGAGTTAATGGAATCCCACACAGAGCGAGAACCACGCACCACAGCGTCAGAAGACGCAGGGTGCATCATCGCCTTAGTGAGGGCCTCACTGGCAGCGCCTTCACTGCCCATTTTCACTTCGGGCTGTAAGCCCTGTTCAGACGCAATAAGGACTTTTGCTTCCCAATTACACCATACCTCAACTTGAATAAGTTGTTGTACTGTTGCGAACACACGGAACTCAATCGACGTGTTATCAGAAACAGACGTAGCAGTCGGTGAGATGAAAGCCTGATCACTCGTCCCAGCAGGCAACCAAACCATACGGCCTTCAAGGTGACCGTTTGTAGGCTCAAAGTCGCCAACCAAAGCTTCGTTGTAAGATTCAACGGTGTTAAATGTGGTTCCAGTAACCAAAGTGGTACTGCCCTGGGGCATGCGCATGCAAACCCAACGGCCCTGAACATTCAAGGCCGCGGTCTCGCACTTAAATCGCAGCTCCATGGACACAAGTCTCGCGCTTATCCAATTCGACGAAGCGAACGTTTTGATCGCGTCATTTTGCGTAGCGGCCGTGCCGGCGTTGACACCATTGCCACTGAAACCAGTAGACCAAGTAAGAAGATTGGTCATAGTGGGATCCACGCGAAGATTCGTGTAGTAACCACTGGAGTCAGCAGACAAAAGGTTTGGCAACACTGCCCTAGTAACGGACTGGGAGGCAAGTGTGCGATACGCTTTGATGTCTGGAACAACAGCGCCTTGCACCTCCTTAGGATAAAGAAGAGAGGCCGCATACATATCTCCTATCATGTTAGCATCCATAGCTCCTTTCACTTTTGAGTGAAGGTGTTGCTTGGCATGGTGAACACCATGATGCAATGCTTGTTTGCCATGCTCGAGCATCCACTTTACGGCATTCTTTGCCTCGTGGGCCACACCCTTAAGCTGTTTCTTCTGGGGGGCAGCAGGGACATTCACACGTACGAGTTTGACACTTTGTTTCTGCTTCTGCGGTTTGGCTTTACCGAGAGCAGGGGTGCGTGTCCGCACCTGGGCACCTTGCTTTTTAGCAGGCTTGTTTTGACCAGCTGACTTTGCTCGATTTCGTGGCATTGTCAAATTAAACGGACGCGGGATGGGCATCACGCTTTCGGACCACCAGAGATCTGAGATCTCACTCGGCAGGAAGTGCGCGTGCATTGCAGCATCCCACTCTGGTGAACCAGACATTATGTCACTAAACTTCTTGATGAGCCAGTCAACATACCGATCAATCACTGCAAAAGCTTCTGGGTTCGTCCAATTAATTATTCGAAACTGAAGAGCTCGCTGCAAAGAGTTTACGAGATCTCCTGGATGCTCATTACCCCATCGCCATGAACAAAGCATTTTGGTAGGGTCAAGAGCTGGGAGAGGAACACCTCTTGCATAGCTCGTCTTTTGGGACAAGAACTCCAAATCACGAAAGTGCTGTGGGTCCGAATGTGGGGTTTTTGTAAGAACTCCCAAACAATTACGGTACCACAACTGCACACGTGTGACATTGAAGAACTCGTCAACCTCATCCGAGTTCGAAAAATTTAGGTCATCACCAAGGTGTTGATCCACAACGTTTTCATTAAAATCCGACTTTCGGGGGAACTCCCCATATTTCTCGAACCATATTTGAATGAAAGAAGCGTTAAAGCGAACCTTTGAACCAATGGTGTTATCAACAATGGTACTGGATTGACCAGAGTCTTG